ACGACAGGAGGAACCGATACCACTCGCGGCTGATCGCACCTGTGCGCTGGTCGATAAACTCAACGCGCGGCGGCGTAATCTGCGTAGGGTTGATGGGTATCGAAGCCATCAGTACAGCGTCCCACTGAGGATAAGTTCTGCACCCATGATGTAGACACGCACGGGGTCAGTCCCCGACACCTCGTACACGCGGTCGCGGATTTTGATAGTCATGCCGAGACGGCGCCAGATAGCCCGCTGCCCGTATTCACCGATCTTACCCATCGACGTCCAGTGTTCGTTTGACCAAGTGTGACCGCCGTTGCTCGACCAGCGCAGCATGACTTGGGGGTCGTACCCCGGCGCGGCAGGGTACGCGGGCGCAACGAGCAGCAGTCCGTCTTCGGCGGCGATAAAGTCCCCCGATTCCGTGACAAGCTCGCGGTCGTCTTCGGCGGGGTACAGGTTTAGCCCGACGCCCGTCTCGCAGTCTAGCTGAAGGCTGTGGTGCGCCGTGCGCTTGAGATCGTTTGAGCCGGTCGGTAGTGCGCGCCATGACCGCAGCCATTTCTGCGGCTGACCGTTGTCCTGATAAACGTCGAGATCGAACGTGTAGATATTGCCGTTCTCAAAATCGCCGATGATGATGTTACCGAGAAAGTTGCACATGTTGTTGCCGCGGTGGCGCGTAAGCTCGCCGTTCACAAACCCGGCGCGCTCATGCCATGCGCCGGTCGCTGCGTCGTAGACCCACGTTGCGTTGGCCGACGGGAAATTCAGCACGTAGAAGCTGTGGCCGTCCTGCTGGTAGGTGTACGCCGTCGCGTCCGAGATGTCTGTGTACTGTTGGATTTGCCATTCAACGGCGTGCGTTGAGACGCGCTGGCCGATATAGCCGGCGGCTTTGTAGACCATACCGCGCCCGCGCGCGTCTTGGCCAAGCCAGTAGATTTGATTGTCCATCTTGGCGACGGAGTACGGCGCCGCGCAGCCGAGTTCATTGAACGCGCCAGGGATCGGCCCGAGAGGAAAGTCCGTCGCCGCGGTGTTGTACCAGACCTCCGTCGTGTCGGTGCCAAACACCCACAGTTCGCGGTGGTCAGTAAACACCGACACAACGCCGTCAGGTGAACCTTCCGCGCTGGCAAATTCCAGTGGGTCAATGCTTGTGCCATCCAGCAGGCTCGTCACCCAGATTTTTTGCGTGTCGGGTTCGTTGAACACAAAATAGCCGTCGAGGTACGCGACGGTTACCGCGCCTGGGAAGTCTGGGTCCGTGATTGGACCGAATGCGCCGGTCGCTTCGTTATAAATGTAGGCGTCGGGATTGGTCGCAATGAAAATCTGCGTGCCGTTGTCTGCGATCGACACAGGCCCAGTGCCTGCCACAGTGCCGAGCAACGTCGGTGTGGCTGTAAGGCCGGTCAGTTTGTAGAACCCGCTGCCCGATACGACGTAGAAGTCGCTGCCATTGGTCTGGTGCGCCCACAACCCGCGGATCGGCCCGGTGCCGACCGTCTGCTGAAAGTTTAGTCCGGGCGCGCGTTGAAGGTACGCCGGCTCCTTACCGCCCTCGGGCACAACCTCGGGGAACAGGTTCACCATTCGGTTGTCGGCAGCATTGACGCTGCGGGCGACGTAAGCCGACCCAAGGATGGGCGTTTTCATCGCCTAGTAACTCGGATACCATTTGGCGGTGGTCACATCGTATGTCATGACCAAAGCCTTGCTAACGACAGCGGTAGACGCAAGGGCAATGTTCCCCGCCGTTGTGGTCGTAAAGATGCCTGTGGGGATCAGTGTGATAGAACCGCCGCCAGACGATATCGGTGCAGGCGGTGTGATTGTCGCGATGGCTGTCGTACCGCTGATGAACACGATGGCCGTGGTTGGCGCGATCGTTGTTGCACTAGCGATGGTCGGTGCAGCCGCTGAAGTGGCAAGAACCCCCGACACGATGGGTGTGGTCAGGGTCGGCGTGGTGGCGAAAACCACGACGCCTGTGCCCGTCTCGTCGGTCAGCGCGGTGCGCAAATTAGCAGATGACGGGGTAGCCAAGAACGTAGACACCCCAGCGCCGAGGCCGGATACCCCCGTGCCTACAGGTAGCCCCGTGCAGTTGGTAAGCGTGCCTGAAGTCGGTGTGCCGAGTATGGGTGTGACAAATGTAGGTGATGTGAATGTGCCGTTTGTTACCGCTGGCGTGGTGATTGTGGGTGTAACCAGCGTCGTGTTGGTATACAGGTTCGTGCCAGTGATCTGCTTGGTAACGCCGCCCTGCACGATGACGTGTACGTCAGCGCCAGTACTCGACGTTGCGGCTGGGAGCGCCGTGATCGCAACGGTTGCCATCAGTAGTTTCCTGCAAAAATGTTGAACCGCTGGCGCGTCGCCACGATCGAATACGGCAGAGACATGATGCCATTCGGGTTATTGATGCGCTTGATGTCGCGCTTGCTGGTCATGGCAATGCGCTGCACCTGACGGGTCGGCTCGACGCCGTACATCGCCGCGATCTCGCAGGCGAGGTTGTAGCGGAACGCGCGCAGATACCCTGGCGGGAACGCAAGGGTGGTCGCCAAGTCGGCGGGCTGGTCCAGCACCTTAGCCGACACGATGTGAAACTCCAGCAGCTTGGTCGGCACCGGGTACACCGACATTTCGATGTCAGGGTAGGTCATATTGACGAACATGACTTGCGGATACGTTGATGTCACGGTCTTGACCGCGATCCCATCGTACTGCTGCTGGTTGATGAGTTTCAAGCCGTAGCTGATGCCATTGGCTGGATCTCGGAAATAGGTTGCGTCGTCGATCAGCACGGGGCGATTAAGGATGGCGAGAGGATCGACGGGAGTAAGCGTGCCGGTCGGGCCGAGCGTGGCCGTGCGGGTGCCGGGGTTCCAATTGACGATTTGGTCCTCAGTGCAGAACACGGCGAGGCGTTCCGTACTCCACGAGTCGATCATCTGGTTAAGGGCTTCCAGCGCGTCCGCGGCGGTCGCTGCCGAAGGAACTTCACCTTCCGCGAGTTGACCGATCAGACTTAGCGCGCCATTAATCTGATCGCTCGCCGTCGTCATCAAGTTCGTCCTTCACTGCGGGCCTACGGCCTCGACGTTTCACCGTCAGTTCGTTAGCAGGAACTGCCGCGGCTGACGACTGCGTGTCGGGATCATAACGCGTCCAGCCGTTCATTTCATCATAATTCGCTTCAGCCTCCATTGTGGCAACCTTGGCGCCGTGGACCGGATGACTGAGATAGATGACGGCCATAAAAACTCCTGAAAAGGTTTGGGGGCCGAAGCCCCCGCCCCGTTAGCCGTAACGGTACGCGGTGTAAGTGCCGGTGCCGGTGCGGCGAAAGCGGAAAATCTGCGCCGTGCCGGCTGTAGCCGCTACAGTCGCAAGACCGGAGATGGTGACGCCCGTGCCGCCCACCAGAGTGATGACGCCCGAACCCGAGCCGTCCACATTCTGGATGCTGAGATCGAACGTCGAGCCCACCTTGGCATTGCTGAGTGCGGTATCGATGTCGGTGCCCGTGGGCGTCGTGTACGATGCCGCAGACGATCCAGGAGAGCCGAGAAGGATGCCGCCCAGAAGCTGGGTGGTGGTGAGCGTGGCAGTGACAGTGGCGGTGTTGGGCACCGACATGCGGCTGATGATCGGTTCGCTGAGATTGCCATCGTTCTGCTGATAGCCCCCGCCTACGGTAGGAATAGCCATAGTAGTATCCTTTCAAAAGGTGCCCCCGGCCAAAGCCGGGGGTGAATGTGGTTAACCCCAGAGACGAACAGCCATCTGCGGACGGATCGTCGAGTAACCGTACAGCACGTCAATACGGCAAGGCATACGGTCATTGTTGATGTCGTACTGGCGAACAATACGCAGCGAAATGCCGTTGTGTACCGCACGCGAAGCCATATCGACGCCCTGCGGAAGCAGAAGGTCGGCGGTGGCGAACGTGATGGCGTCCTTGTGGTAGATGAGGTTCTGAGGGTACTGCGTCGAAGCCGTCCCGACGAACACAACAGCCTTGCTGGTGGCCGGGAGAACGTCCACGGTCGCAAGCGCATTGGTCGCCGAATAGATACCCGTCACAGTGATGTTGCCGGCGCCTGAACCGTTCAAGGTCACATCCGCAGCCGCAACGAACTGGTACAGCGAACCAGTGCTTTCACGGGTCTGCGGGTTGACCGCGTAGCAGTCTGCCACGGTAAACACGTCGCCAGTTTTGACCGTTGCGTTTGCACCCGCGCCGGTAATGGCGATGGTGGTCGCGCCTTCGGTCGTGACTGCCGCCGAGGTCGTGCCCCCGGTCGCAGTGCGCGAGCCGGTGGTGAACTGCTTGATCGACTGCGACATGTTGATTTCATCGAAACCAAGCACGCCCGTCCCCATCATGCCGTTCTTGAACTGGCGGCTGATCGTATCGGTCGGGTTGAACAGGCCCTTCATGCCCTCGACAAGGCCCGCATTCGCAGCCGGATTGACGGTGGCATAGCGTTGAGCCATCACGGCAGCGTTCTCGTTCAGCTTCTGCTGCGCCTGGAGCAGGACCAGCGACGTGGCCGGCGTGGTCCCCGGCGTGCCCACGGTGTTGCCGATGGTCTTGTAGGCGTTGGCAACGTCCGCGTCGATGCTGGACGCAAGCTGCGAAATACGCGGCTTGAGAACACGCTCGGCGAAGTCGTCGAGTTGCATCGTCAACTCGGCAGAGGTGAAGTTGACGCCGATGTGCTTCTGGCTGGAAACGGACAGCGTGGTGTACTGTTCGTTGTCGTCCTGCACCTGAAGCGCGGCGCCGTCCGTCACCAGAGCCCGGTCAGGCAGGCGGATGCGAAGGGTCGAACCGATCTTCGCACCTTCGACGGCAAAGCTGTCGTCGTACTGGCGGTTCACATTGCGGGTCAGAACAAGGTTGTTCTCCAGAATTTCCAGAGCCTTGCGGGTGATCATGTCGATCGTAAGAAGCGAATTACTCATGGTGATGTTCCCAGATTAACGGTTGCGCTGGGCCTCGTACTTCTTGATCTGCCGCATCCGTTCCGCCTCAATCCATTCCGACGTACTCATGGTCTTGGTAGACCGTGGGTCGGTGGTATCAAACACGGGCGCACCTTTGGTGCGGGCTGTGACAGGAGCAATCGGTGCCGGGGCGGTCGAAGTCCTGCGAACGGGCGGGCTGTCGCTAAGTCTAGCTTCAATCCGTCCGATCTCCTTCGCCTGCATGAACGGCGACATCTGGGCAATCCGCTGGGCTTCCTTGGGGTTGGAGCCGAGGTAGTAGATTACGTCGGGGCCAATCTCGGACGCCTGGATCGTCTGGGCCATCACATCCGTTACAGGAAGGTTGGGGTTGTAGGCGACCTGTTCGAAGTCGTCGTACTTGTCCCGAGCCTCTTCCTCTTTCGTCTGGTATTGCTCCAGTAGGGCAGTCTGCTGCCTGGCGGCTTCGCGCCGTGCAACCAGTTCCTCCGCTTTCCGTTCAGCCAACGCTTCCGCGTAGTCCTCCGGAGAGTTGAAGTACTCTTGGGACGGGATGTCTACCGGTGCGCGAAGCGCCTGAAGATCAGCCTGCCGTTGAGCCTGCTCTCGTTCCCATTTGCGCTGCTCGCGTGCGAGGCGCTTGCCGACGATCGCGTCCAGTTCTTCCTGCGTGAAAGTCTTGGACTGCTCTTGCTCGCTCGGCGTTTCCGGCGTCAGGTTGTCTTCAGGCTGGATAGCCGCCGTGGCTTCCAGTTCTGGCGCGGGAACTTCCGCTTCAATGGGGACATTTTCGTCCATGTGTAACCCCTAAGAGGTTCCCGGTGAGCCTCGCCGGTACGGAAGTTTTATGCGTAACATGTTTGGGCTGCGTCCGTCAAATATCATGCGTAATAGCTGATGTTCAACTTGGCGCTGGCGGTCTGCTCAATGAACCGGATCTTGGTCAGGTCGCCGTCGTACTGGAGCGGGACACCCACCGCGAGCGGCATACCGACCGACGCCGTCGGCGCGGTGCCGTCATCGCGCCATCGCACAGCCTGCGTCTCGGCGATGATCAGCGCAAACGTCGGCTGTTGCTTGTTACCGCTCGGGTCCGTGGCCGGGACCGTGAGCCCCGTCGAGGAACTAAGCGAAGTGATCTGCTGATACCCCAGGCACGAGGTGACAGCCTTTAGGGTCATAGCCATTAGAAACGCGTCCTTTCTGTGAACGACCGAAGCTCGATCGGGTACTCATAGGCATATTGCGGCGTATATCCAAAATTCCACCCGGTGTTGTTGCCCGCATCAATGCTGCCACTTGCCGCAAATGCGTTCCATGTCGCTCCACCTGTGGCCGCAATATCCTGAATGGTCAGGTACGTAGCTGTGTTGGTCCCGCTGGGATTAGTGATCGTGGCCTGCGTGCCCGCCACCGTGCTCTGCAGGAACCGCTGCGTTGTGCCGCTGCCCGTGGCGAAGGAGCCGACCGTGTTGGTCGTGCCAGCCTTGAGCTTGACCGTGCCGTTGGTGATCGTAAACGCGCGGGTCGATCCTTGGGTCAGGGCGTCCGCGAAGGAGAACGTTCCGCCGACGCCGTTGAAGGTGATCGCGCCGTCAATGGTCTTGTTGTTTGTCGTGATCGTTTTGGTGCCCGATGTCGCTGCGAAAGTGAGCGTCCCAATGCTTGCAGCAAGCGACATGCCGGTAGCCAGCGTTAGACTGCCGTACATCGTCTTGTTGACGCCTGTGGCTGCCCATGTGCCACTAAAGCCTGTGAAGTTCACATCGCGCATACCATTACCGTACATTGCAACGGTATCGCTGCCAGCCGAAATGTTGATGTTAATACTGTTGGCTTCGCCGGGGGCATTCGTGTTGCCGAAGTTGAGTGTACGAGTTCCCGTCGAGCCTGAATAGGTTGCGTTCACCGTGGGCGTACCCGTGACGGTGAAATTACTCATATTGTCCGCGTTCCAAATGGAGGTGTTGTTGCCAGTGAGTGTAATATTCCCAGTTCCAAAAGCTATGCTTCGTGCAGTTGAAACTGTTAGCGTTATAGCGCTACAAGAAAAACTATAAGACTGGAGTGAGAGTGTACTGGCCGAGAATGTAAATATACCAGATAGCGTGAGATTGCCTCCGAGTGTGAGGCCGATATTGCTACCTGTAAGATTAATAGTCGCGCAAGAACGCGCCCCTGAAGTGGTGCAGGTGCCGGTGCCTGAATTGGCGTCAAAAAACACGTTGTCTGCAGATGTGGGTACGGAAGCCCCTGACGCGCCGCCCGAGGTTGTAGACCAATTTGTCGTGGATGCGCCGTCCCACGTACCGTTGCCGCCGACCCAATAACGAACCGCCATCAGCCGATCCTCCAGTTGGTGCCGTCTGGGTAATTAGGCGCGCTCACATCAAGACCCCCTTGATGCGGTACGTCTTTCCAGCGACCGGCGTTCCGAGGAACGTAATCACCAATGTGGTCGTGCTTTCGACCCACTTGAGCGACACGCCCGTGCTATCGGTTTCGTTCCATCCGGCCACCACGCCAATAGGTGCCGTGGCAAAAGTGCCATCAGAAAACGTCAGCGTAGCAGTCGGATTAGCCGCGATGCCCGTGCCGCTAACGGCAATATTAATGTCGAACCGGCTGTCCTTGCTGCTGGCGTTGATCGTTACCGCAGCAGTACTGCCGAAGCCTGCCGACAAAGCCCAATTGCCCGCAATGAGCGTAGTGCCAAGCGAGTTGAGTGCCCGCCTGATCTGGACGCCGTTGGTGATACCCGCATTGTTATTTACTTGCAGCGCAATGGTAGATGCACCGGCGTCTGTAACTGTGCGGATTGAGAAATTGCCACTTGAATTGACGAGCAAAACCTTGCGAGTGTCTACTGCGGCATTCTTGGCGTACAGTGAGATGCCGGGAGTTTGACCTCCAAGCTGCCACCCCGGCCCTTCAACGCTTGTGGCTACGTAGTCATAGACGCTGCCCAGCGCCCAATACACGTTATTCGAACGCGAGAAGTCACCGCGCGTTTTGTCACTGTAGCGACCAGATGTGAATTTGCTCTCAATACGGACGCCATAGGTGTTGTCGGTCACAAGAGCAGGCGGCGCGCTCAAAGTGACCACAGGGGCTACAGTGTAGCCACTGCCGGGAGTGACGATGGTAAACACCAAACGCCCATTGGTCACGACAGCGGTTGCCGTTGCCTGCGTTCCCGCAGTGTCTGGCGGTGCAATGGTCACTGTGGGGGCAGCGGTCCATCCGACAGTGTTGCCTTCGGTGATCGACGCCACTTTGTCCGTGTTTGGGTAGACATCAAGGATTGCCACGCAGCCACCCGTGAAGTCAGTCGGCGGCGTGATCGTCTGCGCGGCCAGCGTGCGAATTTGCGCGTTGTTCCAGATGAGATCAGGCGTGTTGCCGCCCGTGACGGAAATGGCGTCCCCCGGCATTTGAGAGTTGGAGCCGCCCGGAAAATATGACCCGGCTGAAATATGCGTCAGGCCGTCGACCGTGACCGTGGCATTCACCGCCGCATTGCTGAGGATCAGTGCGTTCTTCTGATCAAGTTGGTAGTATACGGTCATGGTTTGGCTGGCGAAAGTGCCGCCAGTATCGACCACCCAGCTATTGCCCGAGCCTGAAGCGACCGTTCCCACGTACGAACCGTCGGCGGCGTAGAACACTGCGCCCCGCTTTATGGCAGGGCTTCCGACCGTGGTAAGCGTCGTTCCTGAGCAAGATGCTGTAACGGTGGTTTTGTTGCCGTAATACGTGTTGAGATTTGCTTCGGACTTCAGATCGCGGATGCTGAGATGACCGCCGATCTGCGGTGTATCGAGGTAGATCGCCGCGCCGCCAGTGGCGCTGTCTGCCGAAAACCGCTCAAACACAACGGACTGCTGCTGCGTTGCGAACGGAGCCTTATAGTAGAAACCATACCCCCCGTTAGCTAAAGAGGTGCAGTCCGACGACACGAACTGCAAAGCGCCGTAGGGCACGCGGAAACCACCCGAACCCATATTGCGCGCGGTTACGCGGCGGATGCTGGTTTGGCCTTGAATGGCTACTGGTATGGTCCCATCAGGAGAAACCCAATTCAGCGCCCAGCCATACGGATACCAGCCGCGGTTTGCTGTCTGGTAATACGGTGAACCGGTGATACGCTGGTAGGACTGCACATTGCCAGCCGCGCCCTCGTCACAGGTAAAGTAAGCGCCAACCGCTAGCGCCGCGATAGCAGCGGAAAATGTTGAATAATACGACGGCGAGGTCTGCGAACCCGGCCCCATGACCGTGAAATTGTCGAAAAATCCGTAGTGAAAGTTGTTTGAAGCCGCCGACATGCGGATAGCGTCAATATTTACTGCTGGGTAAATCTTGGTGTTCAGCCGGTTCGCTGTCTCAGCACTGCCGTGGCCGCGCCACCACTGACCATAATAATGCGTCAAAGGCGTACTAATCTGGTAGATAGTCGGCCCAAGTTCTGTACGTGGCAGCACAGTCTGGGTGGTTGCCGCGCCGCCGGGGGTTACCGGGGGTCCAGTAACAGTCAAACTAGACGCATAATTTACCGCTTGCTGAACAGTACTGTAGTCGTCAGCGCGGACGTTTTCGTCTAAAACATTTCCAACGGTTTTTGCGACCCCCCCGGTGCCGGGGGCTGTGTACGCCACTTGGCCTGAATTAATAATCGTATTCGAAGCCAAAATTCCGGGGATATTGTCTTTGGTCCAAATTTCAACATTTGCAGCTGTTTTTAGTATAAACTTGTACGATGCCGACGTAGTGAGCCATACTTCGCTGGGAACGCGGCCTGCGCTGTCCAGAATGATCGGGTTGGCGTGTGGGGTCGTTCCGCTGCTGCTGGTGTACGTCGCCGCCGGCGTGGTCCCACCCGCCACGTAGGTGTACAGCTTGCCGCCGGCCAGCGGCAGTCCATTGTTGCCAAAAAACTGCCATCCGGCGCCCGCGAGAGATGAAAGAGCAACCATTGTGCGTCCTTATGCCAGAAAGCGCAGTTTGTAGAGCGTGGTGCGGTATAGCTTGACGATGTTATCAACCTCGTTCTGGATTGCCGTATCATCCTTCTCAAACGCAACATACCGTGCTTTTTGCAAATCGGCTAGTTGGTCCTCAAGGAACTCAACGATGTTGGTCGTCTTCTTGGCGCTCAGCAGCGAGATCGGGCCGATCAGGCCGTACTCACCTTGGTACTGCTCGGCCAAGCTGTCCGCAAGCTCCACAATTTCGTCGTAGAACGTG